TGCACTTGTACCAGTTCTTGTAACTGCAATGTGATTCCAAGTATTAAGATTCATTGCTACTGTTGAATCAAATCCAACTTGAGAACTTCCGCTAAAATTTTCAAATCTTACAACGCCAGTTGTTTTGACAGTTAGCCAATATCCGTAATTGGTATTTGATGCATCGGCATTTTGATAAACAAATATAGCTTTTGTTGAAGAAAAACTTGTTGGATACACCCAACATTCAGCTGTGAAATCAGCAGTTGATAAATCAATTGCGGTATTTGCAGGAGAAGAAAGTCTGTCACCCGTACCATCAAAGTACCCAGAGCCACCAATCACGCTTGTGGAGTAGGCAGATGTAGGAGCAAATGGGCTGAAGCGTTGGACGCTTACATCGCCATTCTTTGTGATGGTGAAGTTGTTTGTGCTGTCATCAATAAATCTGTTATCAGCGCAAGTTAGCAATGATGTATTGGTGATTGCTGTGAGTGGCGTAGTGCTTGGTGTAAAAGCGGATGTATAAACTGCAGAACCCTTAACGCACCTTACATTTGACATATAGCCATTAAAGTAGTTTACTGAACCACTACCATATACACCAACATAAAAAGTGCCAGCATTATTAAAGTTATAGCTTGATGTTACTGTCGTATCTAAAGCGCCATTTATAAAACAACGCAAAGTTGTACCAGAACGAGTAACTGCTACATGAGTCCAAGTATTTGCAGATAAAGATGCTGATGAACTAAATACTAATGCATTTGTATAAAGTTCAATTTTTGCACCATATAACCCCAAGTCAAATGTTCCAGTATTGTTTGTGCCTTTACATACAATAGCTTTGCTACCAGAAACGCTACTTGGATATATCCATGCTTCTACACAAAAGTCTCCAGTAGACCATTGGAGTGCAGCGTTGTCAGCTAAACTTAAATAATCTCCAGTACCATCAAAAAAGTTAGACCAGTTACTACCATAAGGACTGAATGTTCCTTGAGTAGTATTTCCATTACGAGTAATCGTAAAGTTATTAGTAGATGAGTCTACAAATGTGTTGTTCTGAGCGCCATTAGTCCCATTACCATGTAACAACATAGTTACATAGTTGAACTTGTTATCAGTTGGTTCGGCTACAGCGCCTGATTTTGATGATGCAAACATATTATTGCGTGTAGTTTTGACCTAATGTTGCACCATACCAAGATGTTCCATCACTAAAGAATGAAAAGATATCTTGTTTGCTTGCAGTACCAGTAACAGTAGGTGCAGTAGCTCCCGCCCAATTTACTGTTGACCAAGTAACAGATCGAGAACCAGTACCATCTTGACGCAAGATAATGATAAATGACTTTCCTGCTGCGGCAGTAGGCATAGTGATTGTTGCATTGCCTGTCAAAGTCAAAATCTGTACTGTTCCGTTAGCCAAAGATACTGTGATTGCTGTGCTTGTGTTAGCAGTATAAGCAGTCTCTGTATAGTTGGTAACAGTTGGGTTTGTCAGAGTCTTATTAGTAAGCGTCTGAGTTGCAGATGTACTAACAAGATCAGCAGAATTGAGCTGAGAACCAGTAGGCAGATTTACACTATCTCCAGATGCAATCTCACCTAATGAGGTTACATCTGACCCTGTATAAATTGATTTGACAAGATTAACGACAGCCATAAATTACCTCAAGTTGTTAGTGCAATGTTCTTTGCTGTGCCAGAACTATTAAAGAAAGGAAGGGCTGTGCCGCTAACTAATGAAATAGTATCTGAAGTGCCATCAGCCTTGTAAAAGGGAAAGAATAGAGAGCCACCACCACCGCCTGATGAGGCAATTGTAATTCCACCAGAAGAATTAGTAATGGTTATATTGCTTCCAGCAGTCAAAGTTGATGCTGTATAGCCAGTTCCGTTGCCAATTAACAACTGTCCGTTAGTAGGAGTAGAAGTTACTCCTGTGCCGCCATTAGCAATAGGCAAAGCAGTACCGCTATAAGAGATAGCCAAAGTGCCAGAAGTGGTAATTGGAGAACCACTTATAGACAAGAATGACGGAACAGAAGCCGCTACAGATGTAACTGTTCCTGATCCACTACTTGTAGCCGCAATAGTCTGGTTAGGCCAAGTTCCTGAAACTGTAATGTTTGAGCCTGCAACTAAACTTGGTGTATCTGTTCCTGTACCACCATTAGCAACTGCAACAATCCCTGTGACATTAGAAGCAGTACCAGTTGTATTCTGATTCAATGTTGGCACATCAGCCGCTTGAATTGCAGACATCACAACATTAGTGCCATTGCCACGCAAATAAGAACCACTTGTCACAGCGCCAGCAAAAGCATTCATCGCTGTTTGTGCAGTAGTCTGTCCAGAACCACCATTTGCAATAGGCAAAGTGCCATTAACACCCGCAGTCAGAGAAACTGTATTCTTTTCCCACAGACTTGTTGAACTGTTGTAAACAATGGTCTGTCCATTGGTAGGAGACTGAGCTGCAACATTGTGCAACTCATCTAATTCATAGCCATTCTGAACTTTGACAAACAACTTACCCTGAGTTGGGTGAGCATATTCAACTATTGCAACATAAACAATATGATCTGGTGCATAAGGCTTAGTTGTTGTATAAGTTCCTGCGGTTGTAGGGCTTAGATACAACTGCTGACCATCTGTATAAGCAGATGTATCCATGCCAGTAACCAAACCAATGATGGTCACATAACCATTTGAGTTATTGGGTAAGTTAGCATTGATAACGCCTAAAGTTTGAGCAGATGTTGAGTCGCCACTAGCAATAGCTTTGCTTACTGTTGATATTTGACCAGTAGCACCAGTAATGTAGACAACAGTACCTTTAGTCAATGTAGCGCCAGTAGTGTTTCTTACTGCAGCAATTACATTTGTAGTAGAAGCAGCGACCGCAACAGATAGGTCTGCTACACCAGAAGTCGTAGAAACAGTTACAGAGCCGTCTGTAGATGTAATGCTACCAATGGCATTAACATCGGTATAAGTGAGCGTTACAGCACCAGTATCGCCATTTACAGAGGTAACCAATTCACTTTGGTCAATCTTCTGCCAAACAGAACCATTAAACAGCAACCAATCCCCAATCTGCCAATCAGTAATGCCATTCAGATTCGTAGAACCAGCAGTAGAAACTATGTAGTAATAGCCATTTGTGCCAGTACTAGAAGCTAAAGTAGGTGTATTGGTAGACGCATTCCAAGTGCCTTGATAGCTCAAACCACCAGCAACAGAAGCCCAAGAAGTGCTTGTGCCGTTTGTTGTCAGGAACTTGCCTGAATTACCAGTTTGGCTAGGAATCAGAGTGTTAATCTGAGTCTGTAAGGATTCAAGAGTATCTAGGACATACTGAGATGTACCACCGCCATTGGTAATGACTTTTATCTGGCTTGCCAGTTCCATTGGCATGATTTCGCCAACATTGATCTCATTGCCGTTAGACAATGTGATAACCAAGCCACCATCAAAATCTAGATAAGCATTGGTAACAGAAACACCATCTACGCCATCTCTACCATCTTTACCCGCAGGGCCTTGAGCGCCTTGCCGACCAGGTGCGCCATCTTTGCCTGGCTTTCCATCTCGTCCGTCTCGTCCATCTGTACCATTGATACCATCACGACCATCTTGAATGGAGGCTACTCGTTTTTCAATGAGATTGCCTAGATCGTCATAGCGACTACGGATATCAGATTCAATCTTTTTGAGAGCTTGGACAACAAGATCAACATTCTCGCCAATCTTCTGCTTTTGTACTGCTCTAGCTTGTGCTACTGAGTTTTTAACAGAATCAAGAATCGCTTGCTGTTGCTCAGGAGTCATGCTCTTGAGGATTAACTCCTTGACCAGACTTTCAGCGTCCATTGCTCAACTCCTTGGTCAACTGATCTAAGAAATCTTGTTCCATGCCTGAGATTTTATTCTGCTTGTCAGCCATTTGCATCTCAACAATCTTAGATTTATTCTTAATATCAGCCTCCTTGAGCATCAATTCAGCAATCTTCACTCGTTTGTCAAACTCATCTGACTCTTGACCACTAGGCAAGTTCTTAGTAGCACTACCAAGTACTTTAGCCTGTACTTCTTGTGGCATCAATTGAGCTTCAACAGACAATTTAGTCGCTTCTGCACGATTTTGCTCGGCTTGTGTCGCTTGAACGGCAATTTGAGCTTGTGCCAACTGCATAGCCAACTGCTGTTGAACTTGTTGCATCTGCTGTGCTTGTGGATCAGGTTGAGACATCTGGTCAAGCATCTGAATCAACTCATGTCTGTTAGACAACGAGCTGTTAGCCATGATTCCCTTAAGAATGACTGGCAAAACAGGAGTATTCGGGCCAAGAGTCTGGAGCAAAGAGATGAACTGTTGTTGTTCATGCTCACGAGCGATGATACCAAGCGCTGCAGTCGGGATAAACTTCAAGTCAACAGTAGGATAACGCTCTGGATCAAACTGCATATAGCGATAAGCAGCCTTATTGATGAACGGAATCATAAAGTCTTCTTGGAAGTTCACCAAGGTACGCTTGTACTTCTTGATAATCGAGGCAACAGCCATCGAAATACCACCTTGACCAGCGTCCCGAGACACATTTGACACCATTCCGTTGCTATCAAGCGTACCCGTAGACTGCAAGAGCATTCTTTCAAACTCTTTGGCAGTATTCATGTTGTTTGGATCAGTATTTCCAAACTTGAATGGGAACAAAATCTCGTTAGGATTGCCGTTTGTCAGGATATTCTTGCCTGGCTTTACCTCAAACTTCATGCCACGGGGCAAACGAGTTGCATCCATCGCAATCATTGGGCTAGTAGTCAATGCCAAAGAGTCCAAATGTGAACGAATCTGAGCGTCTACAGCCTTTTGAGAGTTATAAGCCTTCTCAACAGTACCACGACCAAGTAAACGATTAGGAACTGTATCGTCCTGATAAGCCAGAATTGGGCGATCCTTCATCATGTAAGGATTCTTTTCTGCCTTCAGAAGAACACCATCGTTCGCAATAACGACAATAGCTTCTACCAAGTCAGAATACTCATCCTGAACAGAGTCTTCAGGGAACAAATCCTCAACTTCTGCTTCATTCTCCAGTTGCTCAAGGTATTCTCTAGGAACTAAACCATAATAGGTCAGCAACTTAACCTTGTCATCTTCATACTGAGTAATCTCTTGAGTAGGCTCAAGGTCAGTATCCATCGAATCAGTACCGATTTCTACCTTGCGATAGATGCCATCTTCCTGACCCTTAACAACTTTGTGGATAGAGACATACTTCTCAATCGCCACACCCATACAGTCTTCAATAGAAGTTCCGTTAGGGTCAAACAAGAAGTTCTTAGGGTTAACAGGAACAATCTTGACAGCAATTCGGTCTTTTTCTAGTACGCCAATAGCGGCTTGACCAGGTTGACCAGGGATTGCTTGGGTAGAAGGAACAAAGATTTTCTCGGTCTTGACAACAATCTCACCGATGCCAGTACCATAGATTTCTGCCATCAACTCAATCTGGTCAATAGACTTACGAATCTTGTCTACTTTGAAATCTTCCATCAGTTGAGCCTTAATCATGGCTACATCTAATGGGTTGTTGTTGACATCACGAATATCGTCTTGAATGTCAAAGAACTCACCTTGACCAAAGATAGCTTCCATGATCTCGGCATGGCGAGTCTCAACAGCTTGAGTAGTACCAGGCGTTACGATGCGTGAACGCTCTGATTCTCGGGTCTTGTCTTGTGAATCCCACTCACCACGAAAGATACGCTCGTATTCCAACCATGCAGTTAAATAGTTAGTATCACGATAGTCTCTCCAGCGATCACAATGGTTAACTACAAAGCTAACTAATTCTTTATCGCTGTCTGTTGGTTCTTGGAATTCCATTACACCCCCGAAATTATGTCAATCGGCTTTTTTAAGCCAGATAGTGATTGTTCTTACGCATATTCTCAATTGCGGGAATAATTTGCAAGTTATTCGGTACATGAAGTCCGCAAACATTTTCGCCCTGCAATGGGATTATATGGTCAACATGCCAGTTTTGACCACTTTCTTTCGACCTCATCGAAGCAACTTGATAGTAGCACTTCATCTTCAAATGGTCAAATTCTGTTAACCAGCTTGGAGTTCGTTGTAATTTAGCAGATCGTCTTTTAGCGGATGAAGCTAATACTGCACCAATGTTGTTTTTTACCCATAAACGCTTTACTTCTCTGCGTTTACCAATAGTTTCAGCTTTGCGAGATGTTATCTTCTCTCTGTTTAGCTTTTCGTATAGCTTTTGATACTCTCTGATTTTGTCTTTATTTCTTAAAGCGTATTCTTTTTGACTTGTTTTCCTGCCTTTAGGATTTTCATTCCTTTTGGCAATGTACTCTTCCATCGTCATAAAACCCTGCCGATCACGCAATCTGGCATATTCTTTTTTTCTTGACTCTGGATTTGCTAATCTATTAGCTTTTTTTTGCTCGTAATGACAGGATTTGCAAAAATTCAAATGACCATCAGACATATTTTTATGTTTATGGAAAAATGATAACTGCTTAGTTTGAGCACATCTTTTGCAAGTTTTAGTCAAATTAAGCGTCATTTTTAACCCAAATCAACAGCCTGAAATTATGTCAATCGGTTGCCACTCATCATCTTCTTCTTGTTCAAAGTACGATGTAACGGCAAGCTGATCCATGTATGATAATGCATCTGGTAAGTCATCATGGACACCATTTGCAGGAAACATCAGAAGTTGGTCAATGAAGTCATCCCAATTCTCTTCGGAATTAAGTATGATTCTGCCATGTTCGAATCTTCCTTGCAATGCCCAAATCACTCTATCTGTCTTTTTTCTGTTCCCATGGGTCAAATCCACGATATGAGCATAAACATTGTTCTTTCTCATAAGGTCTGACAAATAGGGTAAAACAGCGTTTTTAAGCGCCCCCCTCTCAATTCCCACAGAAGTCGGTCTGTAATCCCGAATAGCCATCAGAATTTTAGAGGCTGTCTCACGAATATCCCACCTTCCGTGAATGATCTCCTTGACAAACCACTTCCCATCCTCAGTTGCCTTAACCACACAGATAGCAGACTCATCAAGCCTTTTCTTGGCATTCCCAGCTTGTTTGGCAACCTCTTCAAAGCCCGCCAAGTCAATTGAGATGAAATAACTACCATGTTCAGGCTCTACCCCATACTTGATCCAGTCCTCTTTAAAGATGTCTGAACCCGCATTAGAGAAGCTCGCCATGTATTCTTGCTTAAAAGCAAAGGTACTCAGGGTCTTTTTAGCACTTTCAATCTCTGTAGGGTCGATCAAAGGGTTATCTTGGGTT